GTAAAAGTTCTTGTACTCGTAGACCCTGTTCTTCATATAGTCTTGGCAAGCTTTGCAATCGCTGAAGCAGCGAGCTACTTTGCCGTCGTGGAATAGTATGTAAACCATCTTCATGTGAATGTCCTTTCTTGTTGTTGATGGTTTGATTTAAACTTAGCATAACGCTAAAGTCAACAACTAAAATGCCATAAACTGCTGGTGGCCAGAACCTTTGCGCTTCCCCTGGAATCTGCGCACTGCATAGAGAGCAAACGCAACCGCGTCTACCGGGTCCATCTGAATGGCTGGGTTGAGCGGCGCATAGCCGAACATACCGTCCTTGCCGATGTCCCTGCGCTTGGCGGTGCGAATGGCAGAGTTAAGCAAAGGCTGGTTGTAGTGAGTGAGCGTCTGGTCTTGGATAGCCTGGTAAAACGCTGCATAAGCTGAGCCTGCCTCTCGAACATTTGGAGTGAGCAAGCGCTTCTTGATTCTAGGCTCGGAGCGCAAAAGCTCCTCAACCAGAAGCCCCTGCCCTGCTGCACCATCAACCACAATGCAACTTGCATTGCGCCAACGATCCAAAAGCCATCGCACTAGCCATGCCATGCCATCAGACATACGCTTGCGTTCGATAACCTCAACATGGACCTTATCTCCCATAATCACTCCAACGGCCAGAGTCACAGCTGAACGGTCCGGCGCAAACTTCACAGCATAAGCAAGCTGCGGATCTTCCGGAAGCTTCACTTCCTTAACCGCCAGAGCGTTCCATTCGTCGTCAGAGATAACGCGCTTATCATCCAGGCCAGCGTACCAGCCAAGGCGCATCTTGTTGAATGAATCCTGGCTCATCGTGACAGATTCAGCCCGGACTGCACGCTCGCTCACGAAATAGCCAAGGCTAGGGTTGGTAGAGTACCAGGCGTCGACATCATCCGGGGCTGTGATATGATCCACTGACCATTCCTGCCAGCAAGGCGTCTCCGCTTTGCCCTGCAGAATATTGCGCCTAGCGCGGATAAAGACCGTACCAGCGGAGCCGACGGTAGGTGGGGTACCTACCATGATGACCTGTGGGTTGTGGCAATGACCGGCCGAGATTGTAGGCCTCAATGCTTCTTCCTGCGCATCATTTTGCTCCTGGGCCTCATCGATGAGCAGAGTATCAGATGTAAAGCCAAGACCGCTAGAGCGCGTCCTGGTGCGGAATATACAGCGCCCCCGGTTGCGAAGCTCGACATAATCAAAAGACTTAGGCTCCTTGTCGAATTCCGACGTGAGCAAGTCTCGAATCTCCTGCTCAGCGTCGTAGAAAAACTTCAGCACCCGGCGCTTGATTTCGTCGACGGTGCTGGTCTGATGTGCGGTATAAACTAGGCACTCGCCAAGGAATATCATGCCGCCTACAATGCGACAGATAAGAAGCTCGGTCTTACCATTCTGGCGCGGAACCGATAAACCACACTCTGGGTTGGCCCACTTGCCATCATCGTCGAGAGCGAACCAGCGACGAAGCTCTGACTTCTGCCAAGGCAATAGCGGAGCGTTGTAATGCTCCCAGAGCGCGATTACTTTCTCGGCAAGCTCAATGCTCCCATTCTGATAAATATCAATGCGCGGCTTCTGGCTACCATATCTAGGCATTCTCAACATCCTCAATCGTTAGCTTGCTGGCATAGTTGCGGTCGCGAGCTCCCTGCCCCTGCTTGCGCTTTGGCGATACATGGCCACTCTCCTGCTTTAGATCCGGAATAAGACTGGCCAGGAACGTGTCCTTCTTTGGACCCTGGCGCTTCTCCGCTTCGGTAATCTGGTCAAGAATCTCAGACATCTCTCGGGCCAAGTTGGCGGTGTCTCTAGCCCCTGTGCCGCGGTCTAGCTTCTCCGCAATCTGGTCGCGAACAGCATAAAGAACGCCGAGCTTGTCGTTGCCCTGGGCCAGCTCGATGATTGACTTCTGTTCGGAGCGGCGCTTAGCTAGGCCGGCCTGATAAATCTTATCAATGCGGTGTGGGCTCTTAAGAATATCAGCCCAGCGAGTGAGCGCAGCATAAGCCTCGGTCGGCAAGAATGTCTGCCCCACCATGGCAAGCTGGTTGATGGTGGCCGGCGGAAGCTTCCTAAAATAGTCCAGCCACTCGTCGTAGTCATGCAAGTCCGGGAGTTCGAGCGAAATGTTCTGCCGAGTCCATTCCCGGCAGAGTCTCACCATTTCATTCGTGCTGAGCGAGTAGAACCATTCCTCGTTCGTTTGGCCGCCCACGATCGTCTCCTAGAATAAACCCCACTCTGCGAGCTTCTCGAAGCCGCCAAGATTCTTGATAAAGCCTGAAGCCATATCTAGCACCGCACTATAAGGCAAGCAGACATCCTCTGCTCCATCCATAACGAACCTGACTTCCTTGTCGCCAATAGCACAAAGCGCACTGACCTCTGAATTGTTCTGATTGGCCATAATATGGCAAGCAATATTCACTGCGACATCAGCCTTAGATAAGTCTTTGCCATGCAAGCCGCCACCAGTGACCGCTCTGCCCATGTCAGAGCCAAGCTTGCGGTTGGTAGCACCGGTATCAACATCTGTACCACCGGTCCAGTCTCCGAGTGGGTTGATGATGAGCATATCCTCTGCTTTCCCACTCCGAATAAGCCAATCTTCAAGCTCTCCCCTTGTGGCGTTGCTCTGACAGACGATGAATAGTCCAGCTTTCTCATCAAGTATGAACTTGCCATCCGATGGCCAGATAGCATACATCGCGCGGACCCTTGCCGATAGCACCTGCTCTTCCATGCTTGTTGGCACCCCCTTAAAGATGCCGTTATCACCGCAGCGAGCCTCCTTGTCTTGGTTGGCTGCCAAGTGAGCGTCCTGCGGAACTTCCTTGTAATCAATCTTCATAAGCGGCGAAGCGGTAATGCGCCATACGATGTTGCGCACCTCGTCATCAGTAAAATGCTCGCTAGTCTCGGCAATGATGTGGCAAGCGCCATGGCCAATAAGGACCTCGACAGCAATCTTCGGACGGTCGTTCTTGGTGTAAGCTAGGTCGACAAGAGCGCCGGCAATACGATCCGCTACCTTGTCTGGATGTGATGGGTTTACTTTCTCTATCATAATTACTCCTTGTTGATGAATTCTTCGCTGATTTCTACGATATGGTCGCAAAGTCCGTCCGGGATTCTGCTCCGCTCCGCTGCGTTCGGTAGGTATTGCGTGCCGGTCTTGCTTCCCCTTGGAGCTGCCACATGGCATGGGCTTCCAGGGCTGCAAGGGGCCTTAAACTTAGGGTCCGGATGGTTCGTGAAAATGTCTGTTGGCTTCTGGCGCGTGTCGCCGTATTGGCAATACGTGACCGTATAGCGCGGCAAGCCTTGCATAAATGGCATCTTCCTAAGCCCCCCCCTAGGGTTCTCAATGAACCACAGCTTTGGGTCGACGGCGCGGATGAGTGCTAACAAATGCTGGTTCGTTTTGTCGCAATACTTCGCATACTCGCTGATTGGCTCCAGGACACCGTTGACGTTGCGACGATGGTGCCAGATAGCTGCAACGCTATAGGTGGTACAGTCTGGACTGGCCCAGATTACGTCTGGAACTCCACCGCAAAGCTCAATAACGCGCTCTGGGGTAAGGTTGTTGATGTCGTCATAGACAGAGATGTTCTCGAATTTCTTATCCCACTCGACGGTGTATGCAGTATGCCCTTTGCGCTCAAAGGCCTTGCTGACGGAGCGAGCGCCGGCAAATAGCTCTAGTAGCTTCATAGCTGCTCCTCGGGAGTGAGCTCCTGCCAGCCATCTTCGGATCCATAAACGAACTTCACATAACGGCGGCGGATAACATCGGCATAGCGTGGGTCGAGCTCGCAGCCATAGCAGCGACGGCCGGTCTGCTGACAGGCAATCATTGTGGAGCCGGAGCCACTAAATGGGTCAAAGACAATATCGCCAGGGTCGCTCATAGCCATAACACCCTTAGCGCAAAGACCGATGGGCTTCATAGTAGGATGGTCCTTATTGGAACGCGGCTTCTCGAAGAACCAAACGTTCGATAACTTGCGAGAGTCGGTGAACTTGCCGCACTTGCCGCGACCATAGCAAGCGAACTGAGCGTCGTCTGCTTCGTCGCCCTGAGTAGCGTCAAACTTGCCCTCTCCCAGGCCATAAATAGCCATTTCCTTGGCCGACTGGAAGTCGTTGCCGCCGAGCGTGAACTGCGACTTGACCCAACAGATGACCGTACGGAAGTTAAGGCCAGCATAATCAAAGGCATTCTTGAGCGTTGTGAGCTCGGTATCGGACATCCAGCTGAGAACACCGCCACCAGGCTGCGTGTAGGCATGCACAATGGTCATAGCTTCGTTCAGGAACTCCTGGAACTTGTCATGAGCCATGTTGTCGTTCTGAATGGTCTTTCCGGTGGAGCGGTTCTTAACCGCGACATTGTAAGGTGGGTCGGTAAAGGTACAGGTTGCTTTCTCTTTGGCAAACATGTCCGCAACGGCAGCATCCGCGAAGCTTCCGCAGTAAATAAGGTGGTCGCCCATACGATAGCACTTGCCCGGCTCCGAATAAGTCTCTTCTTCGACATCCCCCGGCTCATCCTCGACAATATCGACGTGCGGCTTAATCTCGAAGCCATACTCGATAAGGTTGTCCCCGATAGCCTCAAGCTCGGCTGTGAGCCTCTGAACATCGAATCCGGTGTTCATCGTGAGTTGGTTGTGTATGAGCGTGTAGGCTCTGCGCTGCTTGTCTGTTAGGTGGTCGAGCCGGATAATCGGCACTTCCTCAATTCCTAGCTTCTGACAAGCCAGCAAGCGGCCATGACCCTCAATGATGGTGTTGTCCTCGCCCCAGACAGCAATAGGATCGTCCATGCCATACTCCTTGATGGAGCGGACGATCTGCGCAATCTGCGACTCTGGGTGCAACTTCGCATTGTTCGGGTTAGGCTTGAGCTCTGAAGCCTTGATGTACTCAATCTTGAGCATTCTAAGTCTCCTCCTTTGACCTGTGAGTACAGTTAATATTTGCCTCATACATACCAAGAAAAAGCCACCTTGTCAGACAAGATGGCTCAAAGATTATTTTGTAGAAACCCCTGCTGTTCAATGATTGCGATGGCGAACTCAGAGTTCGGCGCATGAAGCCTCAGCCACTCCAAAGCCTCCATTAGTTCCATGTTGCGATGCTCTGCGACATACTGATGCCAGAGCCACTTCGCATCTTCCTCATCAAGTGGCGGTACTGGCCGAGTTGTCGCATGGAGCGCATTGTGTACCTCAATCGGCAGCTCATATACAAACGCTCGCCGAAGCATCTGTTTGCAGCCTGTATCCCACATTCTGCGAGGCCAAAGACAATGATGACTGTTGCACCCTTCTTGCGCTCGGCGCTTATCTCTCTGTTTCTTCCTGCTCATTCGCATCCCCCCTTGTGATTTTTGCAGTAATATCGCCAAAGAGTGCGCATTTGGCGATCACTTTGCCGGCGATAGTGTAGTTACAATCGCCATAGACCCAGCACTTGCCGACTACTTCGGTTAGGTTCAGATTGTAGCGCTCGATGAGACTCCACAGCATCAACGTGTCCATCTCGCCAGTTATTTCAACCCACAGCTTCATAAGAACACCCCCTTTCCTATGGTTTCTACTCACAAAGTACGTCCAGAGTCTAGCCCTGGTTGGGGTACACCAACGCCTAACGGCCACTACGCTGATGTAGCCCAATCAGAGTCGGAGGTTGCCCTCCGAACTCGGATTAGTCTCCTTTGTGGTATGCGTTGGAGCTTGCCAACATAAACACACCGAGGACACCGTTCAAGAATGCGACAATGGCAGTTATAGTGCCGTCAATCTCTTTGCCGAAGCCCCAGCCCCAGATTTGCGCTAAGGCAATGTATAGAGCGGTAAACAATGGCAAGATAGCGACAATCTTCTTGATGATGTCATAGGTCTTATTCTTGATTTGGAAGATGCTGGCTGTTGAGTTTTCCACAGCCTTCTTGCTCGGAGCGGCTTTGTAGATTTTCTGCTTCGGAGCGGTTTTCTTCGCAACTACCTTCCTGGTGGTCTTTGCGGTTGATTTCTTTGTGGTCATATAGTCCTTTCTATTTGCGTTCTAAGGCCTCTGATTCCGCTTGTATGGGCTTTTAATTCAAAAGACGATACAATACTCATCTCGGCCTGATAATTCTCTGTGAGAGCGGTTGTGCTTAACAGCTCGGTCGAAAGCCATACTGTTCGAGCTTTGCGAGCGTTTTTGGGCCTACACAGCCATCGCAATCAACGGCACTCATTCCACACCGTTTCTGGAATTGCAAGATTGAGCGATAGAGGTTATCGCCGTAAATCGGGCCTAGTGCGGCAGCTGGTGTGTAGAGTGGGAACGTTTTGCGCATGAATGATGCGATTTGTGCGACCCTGGAATCCTTATCGTAGCGACCCCAGTAGCCCTTTGGCGGTAGGAATCCGCTCGGTGTTGGTGGCGTTGGGTCTTGGGTGTATTCGACAACTCGAACGGTATCGCATAGCTCGCCCCAACCATAGACAGTAAAGCCATTAAGGCTAGACAAGCGCTTGCCATCGCTCCATAACATGCCATGATCATCGCAGATTACATGGTCATATGGCGATGCGGTGTCGAGATAAACTGGTACAGCGCAGTTGCTTGGGTATTCGCTCATCGGATGAAGCGTGCCTTTGCTGCGGTTGTACTCCATGTCGGCCTTTGCAGATGGCATAGTGCCGTTCGGGATTCCGAAGCCCAGCCGGACATTCTGCAAGCACCAGCCTTTGCGAGTACCCATCTTGCTTGGGTCAAAGCTTCTTACTTGTTTGTAGCCCATGTTATTCGCCCTCCGTTTCGTTTTGGATAGCGAAGTCCTCATCGGCCTCGGCATATTCTGCCAAGATTTCTTCGGGAGTTACCTCCTCAATCTTGACGAACTCATCTTCTTGCATGAGATGACCTCCTTAATTTATGCCCAAAAAATAGCCCAAAAGAGGGCTATTGTCAGATATGGAGCTTACCAGTTATTAGAGAGAGGACAGAGGTTTGCGTTGGGGTCTTCATCGTCATAGTCCTCTCGCAAGCGGTTGGACTTCTGGCGGTTGCACTTGGCATGAGTTAGTTGCAGATTGTCGATGTCATAGGCTGCACCGCCTCGGCTGATTGGGATGATATGGTCAACCTCGCAAGACATCGGTGTATATGGCGGAGCTTCCATGTCGATAGGATTGCCGCATAGTGCGCAAATTGGGTCTCGGCTGGCAATCACTCGCTTGCGGAGCTTCTGCCAGACTCTATCGTCCATTGGCGAGCCATCAGGGAGTATTCTATTCGCCACTTGACCAGACTCCATAAGCCACTATATCGAGATAGCCAGCGCAGGTAGCAGATGTAGGCCGGATAAGCTGATAGGTCGGCGGAGTAGTTTCGCTACCCGGGTCATCCCTAGTAGCGATCCAGGCATTGTAGCCATTCGCCTCGATGACTGCCGAAACAGTTGGCGGCTGTAAGAATGCGACAGCGTAGTCGGTTGGGGATGGTAGAACACCATAGTACATACCGCCCCAGCTCGAGGTAACAGCTACATCTGAGTAGGCGATGCGCTGGAAGCAGATAAGGCGGCCATCATCGAACTTCCAAGCATAGTTATTGCCGCTGCCAACCACCTCATATTTGCCCCATTGCTCTTCGGCATTGCGGAGCTGAGTAGTTTTGAGTTCTTCTAGGTCTCGCTGAATATCGTTGATGATTTGGCCGAGGTTGTCCGCACTTCTATCCATTGTTCTCATTCTCCTGATTCTGAATCTTTTGCTCAATATCGAGTCCATCAAAGTCGAGTGTGACCGACTCTGAGTCATTCTCATCTACATTGCAGACCATGCTAGTGATGCGATAATCGCCGCTGACATGGGAGATTGAAGCGAATCCGCCCAAGTACACCTTGATAGTATCGCCAACATCAAGCTCGCTCATATCAAGCTCATTGTCTCGAACTGTGATATTCGGTAGCTCGATGATATTGGCCACCGAGTGTAGTACCGAATTTGTATGCTCATCGAGGGTCTCCTGGTCTTTGACCGAGTTCCACATTGAGATTTTCTCCCGGCGGTAGAGATAGTCCTCAGAGTTCGGGTCTTCTGCCTGGCTCTGTACAGCTTCATCGCCAGTACCCGAACCAATACCGAACACATAATTCGCTACCTTATCAAGCGTGCGAGTGAAGTTGAAGCTCTGAATGTTGCCGGGGTAGGTTAAGCGAACTGATGGCCTGTAAGTCCCCTTGACCTGATATGTATTGAATAGCTTGTCTGGCGTGAACTCGAAGTCGCAGCCATTGATGACGTTGCTCATCTGCTGAATAAGGCTTGCGACCTCTTTGCGCTCATAAGAGCGGTCTCGGTTGACCGAATCTCCAGAGTGCGTGCCTCTGCGGATGCCATAATCGCCGCCGGTCTTTTCATTGCAACGTGAGATAACATCCCACATGATGTCCTCTTGCGGAGTATCAGTATATTCAGCGGATATATATTGGGTTTTGTAGAAGTTAAGATAGCCATAGCACTCTACTCGCATTGTGACGGAGTTATAGCTCGAAGTGTAGTTGAAGCGGTAGATATTAGCCCCGACAATATACTTGCCATCTCGCTTGATGCGGATGTCATGGCGGCCAACTTCCATAAAGCCGAATGGATCGCCAGCATAGCCAGAAGCTTTGATGATTTCTTCGAACCTTTTAAGGTCAACAGTAAAGCCAATAGACTCTGAGCCATTCAGAGTCTTTGACCATGATAGATTTGAGCAGATTGAGCGAATATCTGCGATAGGGATTCCATCCTTTGACCAGATTTCTATTGAGTATTTCGCCATGCAGCCTCCTAGATGCTTAGATAGCCCTGCTTATAACTAACCACAGCATAGCCATTATCGCCTGTGATGTCAGATTGGAGCGATAGTCTATTCTCGCCTGGCTCTAGCATCAAGAACTCTGAGCCTTCGCCGATTAGATGGTAGATGTCTAGGCCGTTCAAAGTGACGGTATGGAGTCGGCTGTCGATGATAAGCTCATCCCTGGTGTCTAGCTCTTTCTCGGTGTAGTAGCTGACATTGAGTATGGCCGGCATATTGCCGCTGACATAGGTCGATGATAGGTTTGTCTGGCCTTGATAGGTTCGGGAGAGGTTTAGTAGATTTTCTAGTTGCTCGATAAGAGCTGCGTTCGTGATTTCGGTATCGGTTGGAGTGGCGAGAACAAAATAAACTGAAACATTGTTATTCCCGAACCATGTCTTTAAGCCATTAACCGACGTAATTGCGTTATTATGCAGGTATATTACGTTCGCAGCAATGCCGAATGTTCCATCTACGCTTGCTGTCTGTCCTACAACAAAATGTGTGCTTTTTGCGAGTGTTACAACGCCTGCTGTCGCATTTTGCCCATGCGAGAAG